CACTAACCGATGATGTAGTAACCGATGCCATAGAGGATTTGAAAGAATTGGGCGGACAACTGAACAAAGATGTAGCCGAGAAAGTAAAGGAACAAGTAGAAAAACTACCCAAACCCAGTCCCAACCCTAACCCCGAACCGCAGCCCACACCCCAACCCGATAATGATTTGGCGAGGCGTATTGCGGATATGGAGACAAAGTTTCAAGAGACTCTTAAACAACAACAAAAAGAACGACTATTGGAACACGCTAAGACTCTTTTAAAAGCACAGAACGCAACAAAGGATTATATCCTTAATAATGTTCTTGCTAAGGTTAAGGTTGATGATGGGGAGACCGCAGACTCATTGGTTACAAAATGTATCCCTTTGTACGACAAAGAGTACAAGGAGGCTTATGGCGAGGGTGCTATACCAAGAAACCAACAAGGTGAAGATGGTGTGGACTCCGCAGCTGCAAAAGCGAAACTCCTTGAATTTAAGAAGTCAAAGGAACAGAAAAAATAATTATTAACTAAAAACATTTAATTTATGTTTAACACTTTTGGCTCAACAACTTCTACCATCGGGGGCGGTGTTCCCGTATGGAAAAAAGTAGAAGATAAGCTGACAAGCGGTGCTACACTTGGGATACTCCCCGCCATTGGCTCGGTACTTCCTGCGGGTACACCTGTTGCCGTTTCTGCCGTTGGCGGGACTGCTTATCCTATGTACTTTGCCGTAGCTGCTGCTGCTGCTGCTTCGGGCGACACCACTCTCTCCATTAAGGCGGGTGATAACTATGCCGTTCCCGTTGTAGGGGACAAGATTACAGTCATTGACGGACAAGAACTGACTATCTCCGTTGTAGGTACTGCTTCTGGGGGTGCAATCGCACTTACAGTAACAGCCCTTACTGCTGACATCGCTTCGGGTGCAGTTCTGTATCTATCAGAAAGAGACTCTAAAGACATCATATTGGCGAACCTTATGGGTCTGACCGAGAATGATGTTTACGCTGAAACGGGTACTACTGCGGCTACTGTTGCCGTTGTAACATCTGGTACTGTATATGCAGACCGCGTTCCTTTTGTTCCGTTCTCTGTTAAGAATAGAATACCTAACATTATATTTGAAGGAGGAATTTAATTATGATAAGAGATGCTGCATATTACGATTTAGTTGGTAAATCCCTGATGGGGACTACTTACCAAGAGTTTGTAGATACTATCTTCGCTGATAAGTACAACACCCCCGACACAAGCGGCTTCGTTTGGGACGAGGAGATACAAATGGACTTCACCTACCATCAGCTACAAGCTGAATTGGGTATATACGCTATGGCTACTTATGTTGATTTGGACTCACCTGCACCGCTTCGTGGCGTAGATGGTGTTGAGATTAACACAGGTAAGATACCTCGCTTCAAACACGGCTTTAAGCTGAATGAGAAGATTATCCGTGAGCAAATGATTATGGCGGGTAAGGGTGCTTTTGATGCTGCTGCTGAGAGGGCTATTATGAATGTACTTTACAACAGTACAGACCAACTCATCGGTGGTAACTACAACACCTTGACTTACCAAAGACACCAAGCTGTTTCAACAGGTAAACTTGCTCTGCTTAACACTAATAACCCGCAAGGTATTCAGAACATCACCTTTGACTTCAAAGTGCCTGCTGCCAATATCACTACTAAGGCAGGTAACTATCGTTGGTGGACTGATGATGCTTACACTACTGAGGGTTCAAGTTCTGACCCTGTTGCTGACCTCGTGGCTCTTGTTAAGGCTGCCGAAGATGCTTATGCTCCCGTATCAGTTCTTGAGGTATCTAAGAAAGGATTTATCCGCTTCTTGGGACACTCTAAGGTGCTTATTGCTCTTGGTTACTACTACAACCCCGAGGCTGCTTCTGATGCCATTGCAACTAACATTGCCAAGAGACTTTCTACTGAGGAGTCAAGGCTTCTGCTTGAACGCAAGTTAGGTTATACTATCCGTCTTATCGACCATGTGTCTGCCGTTGAATCTTACAATAAGACTACCAAGTTGATTGTTAAGACCAATATCAGTTCATTTGACGAAGATGCTTGGGTACTTATGCCTGACGGACAGATTGGTACAATTAAGGCAGTTCAGCCTATCGTTATTCAAGACCCTGCTGCTCGTGTAGCACTTTACGATGGTGGCCGTACTGTTCTCACTCAGACCTTTGATGCTAAGAACAAGTATCAGTATATCGAGTCTGAACTTACTGCTCTCTGCGTACCGAGCAACACCAAGTATATGTATTACCTGAATATTAAATAAACTATGGCACTCACTATATCTGATTATATTATCGGTTCGGTGGGGTTTGATGTACCCGACACGGCTCTCTCTACTATCTACCATAAAAGGTCGGTAGTAGGGACTGCTGATGTCTCTACTACTACACAGACCAAACTTGACCTTTGCGTTGCCGATGCTCTTAAATGGGCAGTTACACGAGATAGCAATAAGAGAGTTGATGATGCTGATGCAGGGTGGAAACACTCTGAGGATACTTCTTTCTCTGCTGCCGACAAGGCTCTTTGGCGTAAGATGGCCGATAAGATATACCTTGATAATGGTGAGGCTGCTATCAGTATTGGTTTAAAAATCCACAGGCTATGACAACTAACCCACAATTTCCGCATACTATCAAGATTACCCGTACTACGGGGACTTATGACCCATTTAATGGTGGCACAACCACTACTGAGGAGATTTATAATGGTGAGGGTAGAAATGTAAAAACAATGGGTACTAATCCCTCTAACGGGGTTTTAGTTTCCGATTATGCCGTTTCCATACCTTTTACTCTTGTAAATATTCAGGCGGGTGATAAGATTAAGGTTACTGATAGGGTGCGGGTTATTGAGGGTGATGTTGTAGATGCTTACTTGGGTAATTTAGGACTAAATGTGTATTGGAATAAAACTAACACCTAATGCCGAGAGTACAAAGAGATAATAGAGAGGCTATCCTTGAAGGAATGAAAAGGTTTAATGCTATTGTAGAACAAAGATACACGGCAGCCTTATATCGTCTTGGATTAGTTTTTATAGAACACGCTATCAATAATGCTGAATATGCAAACTTGACGGGTAACACTATAACCTCTATCGCCTTTGGAATCTTCAAAAACCACGCTTTAACAGATGTGATATTTGTTAATCAAAAGGAGGCTATAAGAACGAAACTTATACGGGGCGAGGTTGTGAGTAACTTTATTGACTACGATGGCAATGAACGCAAGAGATTCTATGCTAAAATTGACACCGATGGTTTTTACGGCAAAGACACAACAATGGCTTTTCTTTATAAGTTTTCTTCAAGGTATGCTAACTCTATCGTGGTGACTACGGGTACTGAGTATTCAGAGTTTTTAGACCAAGAACTTGACTTGAATGTGCTGACTGATACGAGAGATTATGTTAAGGCAGATGCTTTCTCATTGTTTCTCAAAAACTTTAAAAAGATTGAATAATGGATATTGGAAATTATAACATAGCAGATTTGACACAAGTTGTCTATACGGCAATGACCGCAGCGACCGCAGTAAGCACTAATGTATTTACTGACCGACCTGTAACCACTCCCGCAGAGATGACAGACTTTGTTGTGGTAAAATTCCCGACTTCTGTTTACAATCGCTTAGGGACAGGCTTCACCTCTTGTCGTATCTCTCTCTTTGCTCGTGATGTAACAATGAATAATATTACTTACGAGAATATAAGTAAACTAAAGACAATGCAAAATGCCGTTTATGCAAAATTGCCAATAACTCACGCTAAGTGTCTTATCGGTAATCCGACTCCCATAAATGCGGGTAGTGATAAACTTGGCTTTCATTGTATCCACATAAATTGTGATGTAACAATAATTTAATAATAAAAGACTATGGCAATTAAAACTATGGCTCAATTAAAGAAGATATTTAAAGGCGTATCTTCTATTCGTCTTGCGACCACAGTTCAGGCTTCTCTCGCTACCGCAGCTTGGGATGTTGAACTGCCCGTTGCTAATGACTCCCTGAACATAAGTCAGGCCGATGGAACTCTCAATCCTCTTAAAGTATTTGGACAGGCGGGTGCTTGGACTATCGTAGGGGAAACGGGTGACATCTCCCTCACTATGTTTATCCCATCTATCCACGATGATTTGATGAGTATTTTCTACACCAAGACCGCCTCTTCTCTCTCTACTGCTGATGAGGCACAAGCAGGGGTTACGGGTTCTTTCGATGGTTATGGCTACTTCTTGACTAATGAGATGATAGAAGGCTCTGCTATGATTATCTCTGAGGACAGACAGAACGCTTTGTTTATCCGCAATGTGCAAGGTTATCCTTCGCTTGTATTTGATTCTCCACTTGATACCCCCGCTGGTGTTAATCTGAATCTGCAAGTTGCAGGTGGCAGCACTGAGGCCGACATTGCTTTCCTTACTTGGACTCCTAATGCGTAATTAGGGCTTTTTAATAACGATGGAGGGGGTGGGTAAATGGGCTTACCCCCTTTTTAATAAATAAAGATATGTTTGTATTAAGACAAGTTTTAAATACGGGTGAGGAAACAAATCGTATCCTCGGCAATACTTACTCACTTTTTCGCAGGGGGCAAGACTCATTTGAGAAATATAACGCAGAACAAGGCTTTGCTGATTCGGTTATTGCCGTTATCGTAACTGATGATGGCTATTATCCTGTTATTTTAGGGCAAAGGACTTATGTTATGCACGAGAATGGTGCTACTTTCGCAAGGGTGGACTTACCATCAAGAGAAGATATAGAACGCACCAAGAGGGTTTGGAATATAAATAAAGATAAAAAAGATTGGCAATGAATATACAACACGAAAGAGAACTTAGCTCTATCGCTAATAATGAAAAAGATGTAGTTATTGTAGGCGGTAAAAAGAGATATATAGGTTGGTTAAAGAGGGGTGCTTTGCGTAAGTTCACCTCGGTAATGATAGATGGCAAGACAGATGCCAAGAGTGAGAGCCAAGTAAGTTGCAAGTTGGCGGCTATCGTGGTACTAAATGGCTTCTTTAAGATTAAGCTATTCTATCCGATACTTTGGAGATGGTACTACTACATAAAGCAATACGATGATAGTGTTCTGCTGCCGATAATTGAGATGGGTAAAAAAAAAGTTCAGCTAACGGAGTACTACTCAATTATGATGTTAGCCCAAGGCTTGAAAGATACTCATCAGACGATGACAAGGGAGGAAGCAAGTCGTATCCTCCAAGAACTTTCATCGGCACACAAGGAATGATAGCTGAGAAGCAAGGGTGGTTATTTGCACCGAGGGTATTCTTCGGTTTCTCTGTTCCACAATACGGCTATGATTGGGGTTATTCCAATGCCTATTTAGAGATACTACTTACGGACACAGTTATCCTTGACTTCGGAGATAAGAAAAAGACTACCAAATACGACATTGCACGGACAAAAGAGGTTTGGGAAAAGAATAAGAATATGAACAATGCAGACTGGGGTACAGTCGCTAAAAAATAGACATCATGGCAGACTTGGGTAATTTATTTTTCAGTTTAGGGCTAAAGACAGACGAGATAGATAAGGCTTGGAATAAGGCTTTGGCTAAATACGGCAAAGAGGCTAAGATAAACCTTGAATTTGACAAGAAGGCTTTTCAAGAGCAGAAAAATGCTTTGTCGGTTGCTCATAAGGAACAGATGAACGCTTTAGCCTTAAAGAAAAAGGCTGAGATGGATAGTATTGCCTTAAAGGAAAAAGAGGCACTTATGTCTGCCAAGATACAAACACAAGAGGCACGAACCCAAGCCGTGCGAGATAGGGGTGCTAATGCCATAAAAAACACTAATTCGGCACTTGCTACACAGAATAGGTTAATGCAGAACCTAAATACGATGGCCGCCAATTATATCTCTATTTTTATGGCGGGGCGTGTTGTCGGGCAGTTATTTACTATCACGGGAGAGTTTCAAGCACAGAGGGTTGCCTTAAAGGCTATACTGCAAGACTTAGAGGGTGCAGATGCCCTGTTTAACAGGATTAAGGGATTGGCGGTTAAGTCTCCGTTCCAATTTCAAGATTTGGTAACATACACCAAGCAACTATCCGCTTTTTCCGTACCAATGGGAGAACTCTACGATACTACAAAAATGTTGGCCGATGTGTCTGCGGGTTTGGGTGTTGGTATGGATAGGCTTGTACTTGCCTACGGACAGATTCGTGCGGCTTCGGTATTGAGAGGCCAAGAGGTAAGGCAACTCACTGAGGCGGGTATCCCCGTTATTGAGGAACTGAGGAAGAAATTTGAGGAACTTGGCGAAGTGGGTATCACCACATCAGATGTATTTGATAAGATTTCCGCAAGGCTTGTACCATTTGAGATGATTAAGGAGATGTTTGTCGAAATGACTTCCGAGGGTGGTAAGTTTAATAATATGCAACAAGTCTTAGCCGATGAGTTAAAGGGTAAAATCTCCAACTTAAAAGATGCTTATCAGATTATGTTTGACGAGATAGGTACTCGCGGGTATGGTGTATTGAAAGGTACTGTTGATATTGGATATACCCTTATAAATAACTATGAGGCAGTTGGAAAGATTATAGCTACCCTAATAGCTACTTATGGTGTTTATCACGCCTCGCTTATTGCTACGGCTATTGCTAATGGCACGCTTGCCGCAAGTAATAATGTTTTAGTAACTACATTCTTTGCCACAAGAAATGCCGTTATCGCCTTAAACGCTGCATTAGCATCCAACCCGTTTACCGCATTAGCATTAGCAGCGACAACTGTTATTGGAACTATGTGGGCTTTAAGAGATAGCACAACCGAGGCTGAAAAAGCACAGAGACGACTTAATGACACCCTAAAAGAAGTTGAGGATAGACAAAAGAATATTTCCAATGATGTAAGTGGACTTATTGATACTATTGCCCGTGAAACATCATCTAACTATGAAAGGGTTAAATCTTGGGATGAGTTAATAAAGAAGTATGATTATTTTTCCAAATACTCTATTGACCAACTTATTAATATGAGTAGAGAAGAGAGAGAGGCATTAAAATCTACTTTCTTACAACAAGAGAACCTATTAGACATAACAGAGCAGTATCAAAAAAAGATAAAAGAAGTAGCAGCACTTCAAGAAAAAGTGTTTGCCCTTAAGGGAGATAAGGATTGGTGGATGACAATATTCTCAGGGGCTTCGGGCAAGATGGCTCGTAACTATGGTGAGCAGCTTTTCTATGTTCAGCAAGAAGCAAATGGATTAAAGAAAACTTTAGAAGATATTGCGAGGCTAACACAAGAGGCAGCATTTCAAGCTAAGCCATCTGCGCAAAGATTTGACATCCTAAGTGCTAAAATGAGAGACTTGCAGCGACAAAAGCAAATTACCGAGGAACAATTACCCGAAGGCAAGGCTAAGGATAATATGCTTAAGTCAATTAACAAGCAGATAGACGACACAAAGACCGCACTTTCTAAGTTTAGGGAAGAAGATACAAGAAAAAACAAGGAGTATTGGGAAGAAATAAAGTCTAATGCTGAAAGCGTTATTGAGGGGTTTGATACTAAGCTCTTAAAAAAGATGCGAGAGGGGGATTTTAAAGATATAAAACCCGAACTTGTTGATGCCTATAAGAAAGCAGTTAAGGAGATTGCCGAGGCAGATAGGATGTTGATTCTATACGATGATAAGAAACTTGATAGGCAAGAGACGGAAGCAGAGAAGAGGCTGAGAAAACTCCGAGAGGGCGGTATCAAGTTAGCCGAGTTGCAAGAGAATATGGAGTTAGACCTAAGTAGGGCTAAGATTGATGCTATGCAAGAGGGTTGGGAGAAGGAGATGTCGGAACAAGAATATCAGCATAACAAGAGGCTAGAACAGATAGGCGACTTCAAGGTTAGGTTATTAAAGGCACAATCGGAGGCGGGTGGAAGCGGCACTCAACTAACTGCTCAAAATGAGAACTTAGTAAGTGGGCTTACCTCTTCTGAAAACGCTGCCTATGCTAATAATCAAAAAAAACTTTATAATAACCTATTAGATAAATATGCAGACTTTAACCGAAAAAGGGACAAGATAGAGCAAGAGCATCTTGACGAGGTTATTAGACTAAACTCTCTCCGCACTACAACAAATAATGAGGAGATAAACAATGCTTTGGCACAATCAAGAAAAATCTACCTTGCCAACTTAAAAGAGATTAGTGATGCCGAAACAAACGAGATGATGCAACACTCTTCTCTGCTTTTAAGGATATTCTCTGACTCATCATCTATGAGTGCAAAGAGGCTTAAAGAAACAATACGGCTAACCAAGCAATTAATAAATTACGCAAGTGGGGTATCTAAGATTATGCCTGAGGGAATTAAGCCCGAAGATGCCAAGAAGTTGGTTGGTAATGTTAAGCAAATAGAGGCATTAATGAATCAGTTGGACGAGTTAGAAAATCGCAGAGATGCACTTACTAATTATCCGCTATCGGGATTCGTCAAGGGGTTTACTAAACTAAAAGAATCCTCTGATTTAGCGAAAGATGCACTTGCCACAACAGATGATGCCGCTAAAAACTTATTAGAAACGCAGTCTGAGATAGCTAAGGCAGAGGGTGTGCAGAGTTTATATAACGGATTATCTGAACTTGGCAACATTATTATGTCTGCTGCTGATGCTATGGATAAACTTGCAGAGGCTTCGGGTAATGCCAAGCTAAGGGATTTTGCAGACCAATTTAAGAGTGCTGCAAGCGTATTGCAATCTGCGGGTCAAGGTGCTGCATCAGGTGGGTGGATAGGTGCTATTATAGGTGCTGCTACGAGTATGATAACACAGACCATAGATGCTTTCGCTATTGCTAAGGCCGAGGTATATGAGTTTGAGCAGAACCAAATAGACTTTCTAAATACATATAAGAACCTACTGCTTACTATAAAAGAGGAGGACTATGCAACTATCTTCGGTGTTAGGTATCTCTCTATGGCTTCCGATGCTGCCAAAAATGCCACGAAGTCAATAAGAGAATACAAAGACCTACTAAATAAGAGAACCGCACCAACATTAGAAAAAGACTATATAGCACAAGGGGCTGCTATGTTTTTTGGTAGTGCACAAGGCTCAATAAAAAAACAAACGGCTGAGTCTAAACTTGCATTTGAGGCGTTTAAAAAAGGATATACCGACATACAGAGAATGGCCATTAAGACCAAAGACCAATCGGGTTGGGCTAATTTCTTCGGTAAGCAAGACGAAGTTAAGACACTTTTTGACCTCGCACCTGAGATATGGGGCGGAAATATAAATGGTGAGTTTAATCTTACTGCTGCAAGGGCTTTCCTTGACACCAATACTCAGATTACTGACGAGCAGCGTAAGCAGATAGAGAACCTTATAAAGCAGAAGGAACTCTACGATGAGAATATAAATATTATCAGGGAGGACTTGGAAAACACCTTCGGACACTTAGGTGATGCCCTTACAGACTCTATCGTGCAAGCATTAACTACGGGTGCTGATGCCTTTGATGTGTTTGAGCAAGCGGGTGCTCAGGCTATTGAGAACTTAGGCGAGAAGTTACTTTATGAGATATTCTTCGCTAAGAAATTCGAAAAACTGCAAAAGGATTTAGAGGCAACCTATACTGACGAGAATAATAAGACTCCCGAAGATATAGCCAATGCTCAGGCGGGCATTTTAGACCGCTTTTATGGCACTATTGGAAAGGATATGGAAGATGCTCAGAATTGGGCTGAAACTTGGAGAAAGAGGGCGAGTGAGAGTGGCTTTGATATATGGCAACCCGACAATGCTAATAATCTCGGTGCGGGCATACAAGGGGTTACCGAGCAGACTGCTAATCTTCTTGGCTCTTATATGAACGCCATTCGCGCCGATGTTGCC